TCGCCTATCGCGTCGTCGAAGACGCGACCAACGAACTCCTCAACATCAAGCAGCAGAAGGCGGCCTGATCATGCGTATCAACAACCTCGCCTACAACAACGAGTCGCACGGCATGGCCGAGAGTGGCCGGTCGCAGCTCAGCGCCGACTCCAAGGTGGCTCGGATGCTCATCAACGATCTCGCCAAGGACAAGGTGCGCTACCCTGTCCGCGAAATCCTCTCCAACGCCTGGGACGCCTCGCCGGATCGGGTCACCGTCACGTTGCCGACCTGGCTCGACCCGACGTTCCATGTCCGAGACTTCAACCCCAAGGGCTCGACGCATGACGAGTTCGTCAACATCTTCGCCGCCATCGGCGTCTCGACCAAGGAGGGGGACAACGCGAAGCTCGGAAAGTGGGGCCTCGGCTCGAAGAGCCCGCACGCCTATCTCAAGACCAGCGGCAAGTCGGGGGCCTACAACGTCACCTGCTATAAGGATGGCGAGGCGCGCTTCTATCTCATGGGCCTCGACAGCGAAGGCTATCCGATGTGGAGCCTGCTCGGCACGTCGCCGACTGACGAGCCGAACGGTATCGAGGTCAGCTGGGGCGTCCGCAAGGAGGACTTCTCCAAGTTCCAGCAGGCCGTTCGCGAGATCGCTTGGTTCTTCAATCCCCGCCCGACCGTCAAGAACATGGAGCGGCCGTGGCCCGAGAACCCGACCGTGCTGCGCTCCGGCACGGGTTGGACGGAGTACAATCGCGACCAGGTGCCGTTCTGGGGGCCGCACGTCCGCATCGGCTGCGTCGCCTATCCCATCGACTTGGATCAGCTCGAACGCTCGGACTGGCCGTGGCGTCACCAGGCCATCGTGTTCGAGGCGGAGATCGGCAGCCTGGAGGTGACGATCTCGCGCGAGGAGCTGGCCTACGACGACCGCACGGTCGCCGAGCTGAAGCGCTGCGTGGAACAAATGGAGACCGAGTTCCTCGCCGGAGTCCAGGAGAAGCTCGACGCGCAGACCAACCTGCCCGACGCGATTGCCGTGCTCTATCGGGACACGACGCTCAATGTCGGCGGCGAGCTGCGTGGATATTTGCAGAAGCAGCTGACCTTCAAGGGTCATCCGGTCACGACGGGAGGAAGCTGGAACACGCGCCGGCTCGGCAAGGACTCGTTCCACTACTCGTCGCATGTGGTAGACCGCAAGTTCGATCAGGATGGCGGCAAGAAGGAGTCCTACTCGACCTTCAGCCTCTACTCGATGTTCTTCGACAGCACTCAGCGGCCGAAGTTCGTGTTCGAGCGCCTGCCGAAGTTCTCGAACCTGAAGTTCCGGGAGGCCGAGAAGGCCGGGCTCATCGCGGAGAACGACTCGCTCATCTGGCTCCGGCCGAAGGACGAGACCGTGCTCGACGAGGTCGCCCAGATGCTCCGCATAGAGGTCTCGGAGATGATTGATCTCGACGCGCTGATGCCGTCGCTGAAGCGGCGCAAGCGCGAAGCGACCGACCCGATCTACGTCAACCTGCATGTTCTCAGGCCGCAGGGGGGCGTCACCGAGGGCGAGACCGTCGATATAACTCAGGGCGGCCGATACATCTGCCGCTCCGAGAACAAGCGCCGCAACGGCTACAGCCGGCGGAACGGGTGGGAGTGGGACCTCCACCACTTCATCATGAGCGGCACCAGCTACTGGACGTCGCACATGAAGCACTTCCCCGACATCAAGCTGCCGAACATCGCCCTGGCGACGGAGGCGCAGGAGAAGCGGCTCAAGAAGGTCGGCGGTTGGACCCGCTACACTGGAAAGGAACTGCTGGCCGCAATGGAAGCGAGCATCGACTTCGCGAAGGTGCTCGACTCCGGGACCGTTACCGGCATCGACAATGGTGTCGTCCACACGCTCGACAACATGAATGACGCTGACCAGCTGAAACTGCTCCCGGCTGACATCGTCGACTTCAGGAACAAATATCACGCGATGAAAGACGCTTTGGCCTCACCGGACCAGGAGAACACCAGGCGTTACAACATATATAGGGAGCTTGGAGGAACCACCGACGCGAGTGCGGTATCAACCTACAACTCCGAAACCGCCGACGCCTACACGGCACTGAAGAGCAAGTACCCGATCTTCGATCACATGATGGCGGGTATGCGCAGCGGCTACACCTACCGGAAGCTCGACGACAACGACGTCGCTGGAGTCGCCACCTACCTCAACTTCTTCAACGACAAGGTCTGATCATGTCTCAGGTTCTCTCTTACAACATCACCGACCTCAGCGTCGTGTTCTTTGCCAAGGGTCGGCCCTTCAACGTCCCGTCCGACCATCCGTCCTATCAACCCATCGTGCAGCATCTGCACGCTGGGGAGTTGGAGGCGGACCCGCTGATCGAGCTGGCCGACATCAAGGTCGGCCTGATGAAGGCGGACGTCGACAAGCAGCTCGAAATCCTCGACGGCCTGCTGACCTACGGCGGCACGCAGCTGCACGGCGTCTGGGTAGACAAGCTCATGCGCTTCCGCGCCGAGGGGCACAACTTCGAGCCGATCTTCCTGGCGCTGCAAAGCCTCATGAAGAACCCGATCCCCGACGCCATCGAGCGCTTCCCGATCTTCGCGGAGCGCAACAAGTTCGGCTTCTTCCCCGACGGCCGGATCGGTGCGTTCAAGGCGGTCGATCCCGACTTCCTCGATCTGTACTCCGGCGACTTCGACAACTCGCCGGGCAAGATCGTCAAGGTGGCGCGCGAAGAGGTCGACCCCGATCCGAACATGACTTGCTCCTTCGGGCTGCACGTAGGCGCGCTCGACTACGTCAAGACCTACCAGCCGGGGGCGTCGAAGATCGTCTTCGTCGCCTTCTGGCCAGAGGACGTCGTCGCGGTGCCGGTCGACTACGAGGGCTCCAAGATGCGCCTCACTGAATATGAGGTGCTGGAGGAGGTCGACCCCGCCTTCGTCGAGGAGTTCCTCGGCAAGCGTGAGACGCTGATCGAGGACCCGAAGGTGACGGCGTTCAAGAAGGGCTACCTCAAGGGCTGGGACCTCTACGACGAGCACTCCTACGTCCTGTCGCTCGAAGAGATGATCGTGACCCGCAAGGCGATCATCGACCGCGTCGGCGAGGACAACGACGCCCCGGAACTCGCCGGCTTCGACAAGGGCTGGCGCGACGCTGCGGCTGGCAACCTCTTCGAGGACGCGCCGGAAGAGGAAGAGGAAGAGGAAGAGGAAGAGGAAGAGGAAGAGTCGGCCAACGACTGGGACTAATCCCACACCGGGTGGGGCGTGAGGCCCACCCCCCCCATCACAAGGAGCACACCACATGGCCTTCGAAGCCGTTACCCAACTCTCCAAGCCGTTCTCGCGCATCAACGCACCGCGTTATTCCATCGTCACCACACCGACCATGCGCGTCGGCCGCGTGAAGCTCCCGGCGGCGTTCATCGAGCTGCTGACCTGGAAGGAAGGCACCGAGCTGCAGGTGCTCGCCGGCACCGACGACGACGTCGGCTGGTACGGGCTGCGGCCGGCGGCGCTCAACTCGACCGAACGCAAGCTGCGCGCCAAGCTCAAGATCAGGGAGAACGGCGTCGGCGAGTACCAGACCCAGGCGCTGGTGCCCAAGGAGCTGAGCGGGCCGGTCAACACCCGCGAGCCCGAGTTCCGGGTGGAGGGCAACCAGCTCTTCATCAAGTTGTTCTAAGCAAAAGGGCCGCCCAGTGCGGCCCTTCTGTTACCTACTACGCTACTCCTTAAATAAAATTAAGAAGGAGAGCGGCGGTGAGGTATCACCTAACGCGCATATCTCGTAACAAGAAGACCGGCCCGATGCCAGTCTCAACGTCATCTCGCGAAACTTGTCCCACAACATGCACCTTGCAGGGGCGGGGCTGCTACGCCGACAACGGCCCTCTCCGTCTACACTGGGACAAAGTGACTCAGTCGGGAGTCACCTTCGACGAGTTCCTCAGACAAGTCCAGGCCTTACCACGCAGTCAACTGTGGCGCTACGGGCAGGCGGGTGACTTGCCGCCGGATACCACAGATGTTATTCGTCTTGCGAAGGCGAACGGGCACCGCCCGGTCATCGTGTTCACCCACGGGCGTGCCTTTCAAACGTACAGGGAGGCAACGGGGTTAGGCTTTCATGTTAACCTTTCGTGTGATAGCCTAAAGGAAGCCGACGCCCTGAGTTCGGAAGGACTATCGATGGTCGTGGTGCTCCCAACCTTCTACGCTCGACAGAAGGACGAAGCGCTGCGAACCTACCGAGCCCGCATTGGAGGGCGCTTGGGGCTGACCACACCCGGAGGGCGGGACGTGGCAATATGCCCTGCTACCTACTACGAAACAGACTGCAGCCGCTGTCAGGTATGCACAAAAGCGCGTGCGGGGGGAACGATTATGGGTTTCCCAGCTCATGGGTCGACAGCTCGGAGGATCGACTTCCGGTTGAATGGAGGGAGTATTCAACATGACTATGAACAACCAAGAAGTGGCTAAGGCCATTCGGAACCTGGCGGAAGACCTCTGCGTAGAAATCCTCGCAGAGGCTACCGCTGAGGACTACGAGGAGGCGCTCGATAGCCAGGTGGAACACTTGACCCACGCGGTGGCTATACTCGAACATCTCGGGGCGGAAGTTCCTTTTCTAGTCAAGGAACTTCTCAGTAGGGCTTCTGATCATAGGAGCAAAAATTAAGCGGATATTGTCACAAAGAGTTGACAGCACCCCCCCCCTAGAGCATGGCGTTCACAACTGAACGTTCTGAGTGGGGGATTTATTATTGTGCCTGTAAGAATGTCGGAGTTTGCCCGCTCGTCGGGCCTGCCGTTGCGTGCCCTACATCGCTGGGCGCGTAAGAGATGCCTTCCTGGAGCTGTACGCCTGAACAATACTTGGTTCGTGAGAGCCGAGGAAGCAATGGCGTGGATAAACGAGCAGGAGATATGGTCAGGTTATATACAAGACCGAACAGCAATTTCTGGCAAGCGGACATCGAAGTCGGCGGCGTCCGAGTTCGGTTTTCAACCGGAGTCCGCAATAGCAAAGGACTTCGTCGACAAGCTGAAGCAGCGGCGCTTGCAGAGAGAGACCGCCGAGACGCCGAGCGCACCAACTCGGCTGCACCCAGCGTTCAGGTGATCGCTGCGATGTTCCTGGAACGGGTCACGGGACTGAAGGACTCGACCAAGAACCACTACAAGCAGAAGCTGTACGACGCGATGGGCATCCTCGGTGAGGAACCGATCACGGCCCTGACCCCCGAGAGGCTCAGGGCCTACATGAAGCAGCGGCAGACCGAGACCTCGGACATTCAAATCCGGCTGGAGCTGACCGCGCTGTCGTCCATGTGCGAGTGGGCGTGCGACGAGGAGCTACTGCAGGCCAACCCCGTGCGCCAGGTGCGCCGCAAGCGGCTTGGCAAGGCGGCGAAGCACTCACGCAAAGTGCGCCCCACCAGCTTGCAGCTTATTCTGGATTACCTAAAGGAGACCTACCCAGGTTTCTGGTTTCCCTTCATCCAGCTGGTTCTGGAAACCGGAATGCGGCATGAGGAGGCGCTGGGTCTGAGCTGGGACGAAGTCGATCTGACGCGGGGCATTATCCATCTTGAGTCGGAGAGAACGAAGACGTCTACTGGACGAAACATCCCAATCCCCGACACATGTCTTGGCACATTGAAGGGCCTGCCCCAATATGAGTGGAGCCGGTGGGTGTTCACCAACCCACGGACCCGGGATCGCTACGTCTCCATTAACAAGCAGTGGGGTCGGATCAGGGACAAGCTCGGACTGCCGAAGGTGAGGATACACGATATGCGCCACAGCTTTGCGTCGTGGACGGACGCGATGGGACTGGCTTCTCTTGACCGGCGAAGGATCATGGGCCACAGCAGTGAGGAGGTCCATATGAGGTACTCCTCGGTGGACGAACAAGTGCTGAGAAAGCGCCTAAACGACCACTCGGTTGGCACATACTTGGCACAAGAAACGGAGTTTAAGAGCGAAGCAGACGAGAAAGAGTAAGGAAATCAAAGCGGGGTATAGCGCAGCCCGGTAGCGCGGAAGTTTTGGGAATTGAAATTCCCGACCCCCTAAGCCTTTGAAATCCCTACCCTAAGCACCTCTACTACCCACACCAAATGTGCCGAAACATACCGTTTCGGGGGCACACATCGTGGCACATAAGAACAAGGCTTTGGGGCTATGGCAAAACCGATCACGACGAACAGTGCAAACTTTCGGGAAATCGAAAGGTTGTACCTGGAGGAGAAGCTGTCTAGTTCGTCAATATCCGCGCGGCTGGGGGGTCGCGTATCGATACGAACCATCAACAGATACATCACCGAGATCATCCACCGTTGCGCCGACAAGGGCTTCCTCGTTCCTGACCGTCGCAATCCCGCGGGAGGAACACCAAACTCGGCGGCCAAGGTGCTCAGCAGCCAGCACCACAGCGTCGGCTTACGTATTTTGCAACACCGTCTGGGAGGTAACGATAACCTCTCGCCCAAGGAATACTCGCTCAAGTACGAGCTTGGTAACCAGAACAGCATCCCGCGGATGGAGTGTGGTAAGTACGACTTCACGATGTCGGAGTTGATCCACATCTCTGAAGTCATCGGCCTCTCGATCCCGGAATTGCTCATGCCCCTTTGGAGAAAGAAGGAGGAAGCTGCATAGTGGTAATCGAGGCAAAGCCACTCTTCATGGCGATACGTCTTCACTGGATGTTTAGTGAAGATGCCCGACAGAACGACCTCAATGGTCGTCTGTCGATACTACGGGACAGTGAGAAGCAAAGTCCCGTTCTACGTACCGGTCTACGTTTCTTCATATCGAGACAGGTGGTACGTTATGGATCGAGCACTGCAGATCAGCCAGCGCCTGCTGCAACTTGAGGCGTCTATCAAACCGGCAGTCGACGAGATCGAAGTCCTCAGCGAAGAACTGAGGGGTCTGGTCGCCGCGGCCGGCAACAACAAGGTGAGCCGGGACGTCGCCGGCTGGGGATCGGTGACGGCGAGCGCCGCCTCGATCAAGGAACTGAAGGGCACGAAGGACGTGCTCGACCTACAGGCCTGGCTCGCCCTGGCGGCCCCGCAGCAGACCAAGCTCCGCAAGAGCGGCCTGGTCGTGACGGAGCAGCTCTGGTCGCAGGCTCGCAAGAGTTCGGTCAGCATCAAGCTGAAGCTCGTCCAGCTCGCAAACGTCGCGTGATGAATGTGGGTTCGGGGTGCCGAGCAGGCCCCCCGAACCCCATAACAGCATCATGCCTACCGTCGTCGAACACTACGGCCTCCACCGCGAGGACGAGTTCACCTTCATCCTGGAACGCGGCTACAGCATGTGCCTGACGCCGGGCTTCGAGGGGCTACGTTCGCCCTTCGTCGTCCGCCGTCTCGGCACCACGCTGCCCTGCCCACACCGGTTGTTGGCTCACGCCTACGAGCCGGAGTTCAAGCTGCCACCCGAGGCGCAACATCCCCTGATCCAGGCGATGTCGCCCCGGGCCGGCGACCCGATGATCTACTGGGTGCCGGCCGCCGCGCGCGGCGCGCTCGCCGAGCTGATGAAGCTCAGCTCCTACGTCAAACGATCCATCTTTTCCCTACGCCTGGGCGGCGCGCCAGACATCATGGCGGCGCTCAAGCTCACCAACGTCACGCCCATCGTGGTGGTCGCCTACGACCACTACAACGGCCCTACGGCGCGTTCCATCGCGCTGACCGAGACGATGAGACCCATCGTCTTCTGCGGCTCGTTCCCACCAGCCGCGCCGCACGTCGCGCTACCCCTACCTGACTTCGACCCATCCAGCCTGCCGCTCGCGAAGATCGGCTGGCAGCTGCTCAAGGAGAGCGTCCGATGAAACCCATCTTTGTCGTCCTGATCGTCGCCTTGGTCCTCGTGACGGCGTTCAGCCCGCACCACCTAGTTGCTTTCCTCAGCATCATCGCGTTCGAGGTGATCTCCTACGCGGCCTACGCGCTCTACAACCTGTTCGAGAAATACATCCCGACCTGGGAAGGGTTGATGCCTTGATCAAGATCACCAGCCTGCGACGCATCGTCGTCAACAACGCCTACGGCACCGAGGTGCTCTACACCAGCGATGGGCAGTTCATGTCCGCTCGCTTCTCCTACTCGATGACATCGCATGACGAGGCTCGCCGAGCTATCGAGAAGCTGCGCGCCCAGTTGGACGTGAAGAAGTGCATCAGCTAAGGCCTGACCAGATCGCCGATCTGGCGATCCTGATGAACAACCCCAAGCACATGCACCTGTCGGACCCGGGCACCGGGAAGACGCCGACGATCTGCATCTACCAGCGCTACCTCTGGGAGCACAAGGGCACGCCCTCGATCTGGACGATGCCCAAGTCGCTTCTGAAGAAGAACCGCGAGGAGGCGCTCCTCTGGGGCGGCTGGAAGGATGACGAGGTCGTCATCCTCGACGGTCCCTTCGATCAGGTGAAGCCGGCGAAGCTCTACCTGATGGGCTTCCAGCGCTTCGCCATCGAGCGCCAGGCCGGGAGGATACCGGAGGAGTTCAAGGCGATCCAGATCGACGAGTTCCACAAGGGGTGCGGTGGCCACAAGTCTTTCCAGACGGAGGCGCTCTACCACTTCATGGAGCGCGCCGACTACTTCACGCCGATGACTGGCACGCTGGTCAACGGCAAGCTGGAGACGGCGTGGCCGGCGCTGCAGATCATCGAGCCCCGCTACTACGGGAGCTTCGAGGGCTTCCAGCGCTTCCACACGGCCTACGACGCCTTCACCAACACGAAGCTCGGCTACCGCAACCACGAGCACCTGCAGACCATCTTGCGGAAGCACTGCATCCGCCGGCTGTTCAAGGACATCTTCGGTGAGCAGGAGATCGTCACGCAGATCGAGTGGCTCGACATGGCCCCCGAGCAGCGCGCGCTCTACGACAAGTTCGAGAAGGAGGCCATCCTCGAACTGGAGCAGTTCTTCATTACCGGCCAGGCCCCAGGCACCGCGTTCATCCGCGCGCGGCAGATCATGGAGCACCCACACAAGTTCCCCAACCTCGGGCCAACCGACGAGGACTGGGTCGACATCATGCCGGGCGAACCCGTCGCGAAGACGGAGGCGCTCGACCTGCACCTCACCGACCACATGGAGAACAAGACACCCTTCATCATCTACGCCTCACTGGTTCCTCAGCAGCTGGAGATCGTCGAGCAATGCAAGGCGATGGGGCTGCGGGTGGGACACGTCGGCGCGAACAGTGGCCGCTACGTCGCCGACGAGATGTTCCGTAGTGGACACCTCGACGGCATCATCTGCTCGCCGCTCGTCGCCGACGCCGGCTACAACTGGCAGGATTGCGGCGACCAGGAGGTGAACCACATCATCTTCGCCTCGCTGCCTTACGTTGACGTCACCTTCACGCAAGCTGTCCGCCGCGCCATCCGGCGCAAGCGGAAGAGCGCGCTGCGGGTCAGCGTCCTTGCTTACCGGAACTCAGTCGACCCGCGCATCATGCACCTCGTCCAGCAGAAGTCGCTAGACAACTGCAAGGTGGACCCCACGCAGATGGCGGTGAAGTTCTTCTAGTAGAAGTATTTCGGTTCGCCCTGTTCCTAAGCAGGGCCTACTATTACTTTACCCTTGTTCACTCGCACTCAGGATCGCACACATGGATCAGAATATCGCTGCCGCTATCGCTGCCGCTTCGCAGGTCGCCGCCAACGTCCAGATGCCTGCTGTCGTCCAGCAGGCGTCGGTGCCGGCCGCTCTCCCCGCGGGGCGCGTTCGTTCTCTCGATGACGCCCTCTACGAAGCGGGCGTCAACGTCGTCGAGTTTGCCAAGGTCACCGAGTCCGCATTCACGATCAATGGCAAGCGCGTCGAGAAGATCGAGGGCTTCATCTCCTTCGACGAGGTGAAGATCAACCGCACGGTGCGGTTCAACGTCGGCGGCGGCACCAAGTTCCTGCGCACCTACAACCTGGTCACGGAGGCCCAGTCGGGTCGCCCGTGGACGGACGTGGTGGCACAGGCTCAGAAGTCCGACGACAAATGCAAGGGCGACTACGACGCCGCGGAAATCCCCGTGGCGCTGCTGGCCGACCTGAAGGTCGGCGAGAAGACCTACAAGGCGGGCGACCGCATCGGCATCACGACCCCGGTCACCGGCTACAAGCCGTTCATGGCCTGGTATCGCGAGGCCCGCGCGGAGTTCGGCCCCGGCGCGACCGTGCCGGTTACGGCGTGGGTCGATCAGAAGTCGAAGCCGGGCGTCCGCGACTACGGTCTCCCGACGATCACGACCCGCCGCACGGCGAACTAAGGAGCAGGGCCGGGGGGCGACCCCCGGCCTTCCCTTCAATCCCTTCCGAAAGTTTATCTGATGTCTAATCGCCGAGCCTTTACTCGGGATGAGATCGCATGCGTGTCCGACAGCAAAGAGCTGAAGGACATGCAGCAGCAGGCCGACGACGCCGTCGAAGGCATTGAGACGCTGCTCGACTTCTCACCCGAAACTCATCCCCGCCGCACCGCCGCCGTGACGGCGCTGATCCACTGGAAGCGCGCCAAGCGCGATATAGAGAGTCGCCTCCATGTCCTTTGATCTTACATCCCACCTCGTCCACCAGGCCGCGTGGAGCGAACTCACATTCGGCCCCGCGCGCGGCGGCCTCGGCTGCGTCAATCATATCGCGAAGGAGGTCGTCGAGGTCAGGGCGAAACCCGACGACCTCGAAGAGTGGATCGACATCGTCATCCTCGCCTTCGACGGCCTCTGGCGCACCGACGACCGCACGCCGGCCGTACTGGCGGCGGTCTACGGCGACTTCCCACACCTGGCATTACCGCTGGATGGTTCCACGCCGGAGAAGATGCTGAAGGAGATCGAGTACCTCCTGAACCTCCTGCGTGGGACCGTCCACCTTCCGCTGGCATGGATGCAGATCATCGACCGCGCCATAGACGGTGCTTGCCTGATGGGCTTCACCCACCAGCAGATCGTCGAGGCGCTCGTCGCCAAGCAGCTGAAGAACGAGGGTCGCACCTGGCCCGACTGGCGCGGCTTCGCGGCGGACCAATCCATTGAGCACGTCAGGGAGTTGGTATAATGGCCCTAGCCCTCGATCTCATCTTCGTCTTTCTGGCCATCGTGCTGGTATGTCTCTGCATTGAGGATATTTGGAAGAATGGCTTCTCCAAGTTCCCTCTGTTCCTCTTGGTAATCTCCATCTGCGTCCTGATCGGCGACTGCATGGAGATCGGCAGGATGTTCCACCCATGACCATCAACCTCTTCGATGGGATCGCCGTCATCCGGCGTGACCTGGAGACCGACGACATGGGACGCGCTCCGCGCGTCCTGTTCAACAAGATGCTGTCCCTGCCTGCCGGCGACATCGCCATCTGGTGCTGGGACGGCGCGGGCGCGAAGAAGCACCGCCAGGCGATCTACCCTCCCTACAAGGCGAACCGTGAGCCGCAGCCGAGCGCGATCTGGAAGACCATCCAGATGATGCAGGAGGTCTTCAAGCACACGCCGGCCCTACAGGTGACCGTGCCCACCTACGAGGCGGACGATCTGATCGCCCACCTGGCGCGCGACTGCAAGGGGCAGGAGGTGATGATCCACTCGGTCGACCGAGACCTCTCGGCGCTCTTCACTTTACCAGGTGTGAAGGGCACGTTCCCACCGCCGAAGGACGTGCTGCCCTATTGGGTCTCGCTCTACAAGTGCTGCGTCGGAGACGCCAGCGACAACATCAAGGGCATCCCCGGCTTCGGCCGCAAGACCTGGGACAAGGTCGACGCCCTCAACCTACTACCTCAGCTGCGCGACATGACCCTGCTCGCGAAGGGTACGCCTGAACTCCTCGAAGTGCTGCCGACCAAGGTGAAGAACTGGCTCGACGACGAGGCGAACTGGCCGACCCTCGGCGCGATGCAGGAAGTCATCGCTTTCCGGCGCGTCGAGGTCGCGCTGCCGTGGATCGTCGGCAAGAAAGACCTCGCTGCCGGCGACAAAATCCTGAAGGAGTTTCTGCTTTGATCCCTCCGCAGTCCATCCTGGTCGACGCCCGCTCGCTGCGCCAGCACTTCAACAACATCGGCGACGCCATCGCGGCGTCGGGCTTCACAGGAATTGACTGCGAGACCCAGGACAGCAAACGTCACGCTGGCCTGAACAAGCGCTGTGGCTATGACGAGGAAGGCTTCAAGTCGAAAGGCAAGAAGCTGATCTTCGATCATCGCCGCAACGAACTCTGCGGCGTGTCGGTCTACAACGACATGATGAACGGGGCCTACTACCTGAACGTCGGCCACGCCGACGTCGAGAACCGGCTCGCCAAGGGTGTGGTGCGCGAGCTGCTCGCGGCCAAGAAACCCGACGCGTGGTTCATCGCGCATAACGCACCCTTCGAGATCACAACGTTCGCCAACACTCTCGACTGGGACCTGACCCCGAAGATCATCTGCACGCTGCAGATGGCGGTCAGCGCCTACGGCCCGCATGAGGCCAACTACAACAAGTGGCTGATGGTGGGGCAGGGTGGCATCAGCAAGCTGGTGCCGGCGCTGATGCACGAGTCGGTCGTGGGTCTGCTCGACCCCGACAAGATGACGATGACGCCGGCCCTGTCCGAGCTGGCCTACAAGATCATCGCCAAGGAGAGCGACTCCGAGTGGTCCTACAACGGGCTGATCAAGAGCATCGCCTACGGCTACGGCCTCAAGCAGGCCGTCCTCTCCCACTTCGATTACAAGATGTCGACCTTCGCCGACACGCTCGGCGAAGACGCGCACATGGGTCAGAAGACCGGAGACGAGGTCTGCGAGTACGGCGCGGAGGACGCCTTCTGGGCCTACAAGCTGTTCTTCCACCTGCTCCAATACATGATGAAGACGGGTGGCGAGCGCCTGGTCAACTGCTTCTTCGAGCAGGAGAACCCGATGGCCGCGGTCTTCAGCGACATCGCGCGCGGTGGGCTCAAGGTCAACACGGGGGCCATCATCGACCGGCGCGAGAGCGAGCGCCAGGAGATGGCGACCATCCTCCGCGGGCTGAAGCAGACCGTGCGCGAGCTGCTGCCGTTTCCAGTTGGACCTCACGAGGGCCTGGTCAAATACGACAAGTGGTACGTCAAGAACCTCAGCAAGTACCGCGGTCAGTTGATAGACTGGGCAGACTCGCCCGACTGCGACGACCCGTTCGAGCAGTGCCACCAGGTGCGCGGCCCCGTGTCCAATGCCTGGGCGACGGACCTCGGCCACGGCGAGTCGGTCGGCGTCAACCTATCGCACTACATGCCGGTGCGGACGCTGATCTATGACCTGACGCGGACGAAGATCATCGTCAGCCAGGGCAAGACCCAGAGCGACGGCGAGGCGCGCGGCCGGCTGAAGGACCGCTTCGACAAGGAGGGCAACCAGCTCGCCTCGAAGCTGATCGACTGGCTCAACAAGATCGCGGGCGTCGAGCAGCGCATGAAGCTCTACCTGACGCCCTACACCCAGCTGATGGACCCCGACACCGGCCGCATGTACCCGACCGTCACCAGCATGCTGGCGACCCGGCGCATGGCCTGCGAGGAGCCCAATGGAATGCAGCTCGCCAAGCGCGGCGAGTCGGTGTTTGTCCGTGGATTTTTCGAACCGGACTACGAGGACCATGTGCTGATCTCGGTGGACTGGTCGGGCATCGAGCTGGTCGAGATTGGTGAGTTCTCGGGTGACCCAGAGTTCATTAAGGCCTTCGGCCAAATCCCGCACGAGGACCTACACTCGGGCGCGGCGGCGGACATCCTCGCTGTCGACTGCCCCGGCCTCACTGAGGATAGTTTCAAAGCGCTGAAGAAAACGACTAGCTGGGAGCAGTGGCTTTATGATGTCGATAATGCTGACCGACTGAAGCACAACCTGAAGGGTGAACTATTCTCTGATCCGTCAAAGGCATTTAAGTATTGGCGCACTGAGGTTGGTAAGGGAGCGAATTTCAATGCGTGGTACTCTGGTTATTTGGCTACTATTGGTGAGCGCATGGGCTGGTCGTCTGAGAAGACGAGCCTTGCTACTGAGCGTTACTTCAGTAGGTTCGCAGTTGCGGACGCATGGCGTCTTGGCATCATTGAAGAGGTAGCTCGCGAGGGCTTCATCACACTCCCTGATGGTCAGCGATACGTACGCTTCGAGGCAACACAACAGTTCCAAGCAGACTGGCGATCCAAGTTTCTCGCCTATGGATCGCCAGCAGAGTACGAGAAGATCATCAACTGGCTCGGTAGGAAGATAGCGCGACGTGGTGGCAACCAGTCGGTGAACGCATACATCCAAGGTTCATGCGCTACCATCGCGAAGCGGTCGATCCTATCCATAGTAGCTAAGAAGAAGGAACTGGGGTGGACTGATCGCGAGTTTCGCTTCGTTCTTCCGATCCACGACGAGCTAGTGTTCAGTGTCCATCGTGATTTGGCGGTAGATGGAATGCACTTGATCAGGGACACGATGATTGATCATCCGTCCATGTTCACTAAGTGCAAGCTCGACGCTTCTCCGTCCATCGGTCTAACCTTCGAACCGTGGGATGGGAAGAAATCACGCACCGGTCAAGTAGAGATTTACGAGCCTCCGGCGGACATCGTCGGCAAGGACCGGGCCGACAAGCGAGCTGACGATGCCACGACGCGTGAGATCATCGACTGGTTGTTCAAGGAGCGGACCAAGTGTCAATGATGGGACCAAAGCCTGCTTACCAGCTTGTCTACACGCAGGCTTGGGCCGCCATCCATAACCTCTGGGAAGCTCACTCCTGGATACCAGCTGACACCGTACTCTTGGCGCTCGCGACTTTGATCGACGACATCGTCGGTGACATCGATCCCGAGTTACAGGAACGCTCTCGTCAGCGCATACTTCCTCTCATCCAAGGAATACCTGAAGTTGAACCAGTTCCACAACCCGCAGAAACTGCCTGAAGGTTTCTGGTCGCATCCACTACCCACCTCCGACGAGCAGCTTTGGATCGCCATCGCTATCTCGGCTGCTCATACCGCCATCTGTATCGAGGACGTGACCAACGTCGCCGACGGCGTCGTCGATGCCTTCCGTCTCCGCTTCCGTCAGCAGGGAACAAACTCTTGACCACCGTCTCAGCCAAAGTCCTCGCCGACTCCGTCGGCGATCAATCGAAGCGCCTCACCACCTTCGAACTCGAATACCCCCGCTGGATACACGCCGAAGGGCGAACGCACCGGGTGTTGAGCCTCGGCGAGGAGGAGGAGACCCGCACCCCCAGCCTGATGGAGGACAAGAACCTCAGCCGCAACGCGTCCTCCTCGCGCGCGATCCCGGTCGAGCGCCTGATCAAGGAGGTCATGGAGAACCCGGCGGTGCCGCTGTTCTGGGGCGCGAACCAGCGTGGCATGCAGGGCGGCGCGGAGTGCAACACTAGCGTAGGGGTCATCTTTCCCAACACTCCACTACTGACTGGTATGCTATTCAATAGCCGCGAGAATGCGTGGCTGGGGGCGCGTGATCAGGCTGTCGCTTTCGCGAAGGGCTTCTCCGCGGCCGGCTACCACAAGCAGATCGTCAACCGCCTGCTCGAACCGTTCAGCCACATCAAGGTCGTCGTGACGGCGACGCAGTGGTCGAACTTCTTCGCGCTGCGCCGGCACGAGGCGGCCGAGCCGCACATCAAGCTGCTCGCCGACCGCATGTGGGATGCGATGCAGGCCTCGACGCCGCGGCACCTGAAGCCGGGCCAGTGGCATCTGCCGTACGTCACCGAGACCGAAGACTATGTCTTCACGCCGGAGAGCTGCATCAAGCTCAGCGTCGCCCGTTGCGCGAGCGTCTCCTACAACACGGTCGACGGCTTCCAGATGACGCTCGACCGCGCCGTCAGCCTGCACGACAAGCTCGTCGCCGGCACGCCGATGCACGCCTCGCCCTGCGAACACCAGGCGGCCTACACCCCGGCATCGTTCTCGATGGGCGGCAACCTCGGCCCGGGCTGGGTCCAGTACAGAAAAACGCTTTCAGGAGAATGCTTGTGAAGATCGAGCGCCACTATACGAAGAAGGGCTACAGCCCCTACGCTGACATCAAGTTCGTGCAGCGCGACTCGAAGATCACGAAGCCCGACGGCACGGTGGTGTTCGAGATGAAGGGCCTCACCGCGCCGGAGAACTGGAGCCAGAACGCGGTCGACGTGCTGGCCCAGAAATACTTCCGGAAGGCGGGGGTGCCCGACCAGACGAGGGCTCTCTTGGCACCAGAGGAGGGGGTGCCGGATTGGCTGCAGCGTCGCGTCCCAACAGACACCACCGCCTTCGGCGGAGAGACCTCGGCCAGCCAGGTCTTCTGGCGCATGGCTGGCGCGTGGACCTACTGGGGCTGGAAGGCCGGCTACTTCGACGAGGAGGACGACGCCGAGGCGTTCTTCGACGAGATGCGCTACATGCTCGCCGCCCAGATCGGCGCGCCGAACTCGCCGCAGTGGTTCAACACCGGCCTGCACTGGGCCTATGGGATCGACGGCCCGCCGCAGGGTCACTGGTTCGTCGACCAGGACGGCCTGCACCAGGCCACCTCAGCCTACGAGCGCCCGCAGCCGCACGCCTGCTTCATCCAGTCGGTGAAGGACGACCTCGTGAACGAGGGCGGCATCATGGACCTGTGGCTCCGTGAGGCGCGCATCTTCAAGTTCGGCTCGGGCACGGGCACGAACTTCTCGGCGATCCGAGGCGAGAACGAGAAGCTCAGCGGCGGCGGCAAGTCATCGGGCCTGATGTCGTTCCTCAAGATCGGAGACCGCGCGGCCGGCGCGATCAAGTCGGGCGGCACGACGCGCCGCGCGGCGAAGATGGTGACGCTCGACATCGATCACCCCGACATCGAGGCCTTCATCGACTGGAAGGGGAGCGAGGAAGACAAGGTTGCCGTGCTCGCGCCGACCTACGGCTACGACTGGCAGGGCGAAGCCTACCTGACGGTCTCCGGCCAGAACTCGAACAACTCGGTGCGGGTCAGCGACGAGTTCATGCACTCCGTTGAAACGGACCAGACCTGGAGCCTGAACGCTCGCACCGATGGCAGCGCAGTGAAGTTCGTCAGTGCGCCCGCCCTCTGGGACAAGATCGCTCACGCAGCCTGGAAGTCGGCCGACCCCGGCGTCCAGTTCCACTCGACGATCAACACCTGGAACACCTGCCCGAACGATGGGGAGATCAAGGCCAGCAACCCGTGCAGCGAGTACATGTTCCTCGACGACACGGGCTGCAACCTAGCGTCGCTGAACCTGGGCCAGTTCGGGAACTTCGACGTCAAGGCCTTCGAGCACGCCTGCCGGCTGTGGACAATCGCGCTCGACATCTCGAACACGATGGCGATGTTCCCGTCGAAGGAGATCGCCGAGATGACGCACAAGTACCGGACCATCGGTCTGGGCTTCGCGAACATCGGCGGCTTCCTGATGTCGCATGGCATCCCGTACGACAGCAGCGAGGGTAGGGCGATCTGCGGCAGCCTGGCATCGATCATGACCGGGCGTGCTTATGCAACCTCGGCGGAGATCGCCAAGGAGCTGGGAGCGTTCCCTCGCTTCTCCGAGAACCGTGAGGCGATGCTGAGGGTGATCGTCAAGCACCTGGAGGCCAACGGCAACCTCCCGCGTGACGAACTCGGTGAGCGAGCGCGTGAGAACTGGAGCAGGGCGCTCGAAGCCGGAAAGTGGTATGGCTTCCGCAACGCCCAGGTCTCGGTGGTCGCACCCACCGGCACCATCGCCATCGTCATGGACTGCGACACGACCGGCATCGAGCCCGAGTTCGGCCTCGTCAAGTTCAAGACGCTGGCCGGCGGCGGGAGGATGAAGCAGGTGAACGGCGCGCTGGAGAAGGGACTGTTCGCGCTGAACTACGGCCACGGGGAGGTCAAACACATCCTCGCGCATGTGGAGAAGACGGGCTCGGTCAAGGGGATGCTGACCGAGGATGCCCATGTCTTCGCCTGCGCCAATGACCTATCGGTCGAGGCACACCTGTTCATGATGGCGGCGGCCCAGCCGTTCATCTCGGGCGCGATCTCCAAGACGGTGAACCTGCCCAACAGCGCCACTGTCGAGGACTGCAAGGCCGTCTACAAGGACGCGTGGACGCTCGGCCTCAAGGCCGTGGCGCTCTACCGCGATGGCTGCAAGCTCTCGCAGCCTCTCACCTCCAAAGTGGAGAAGCAGGTTGAGCCGATCATCATCCCTCCGGGCGCGGGGCTACGCCGACCCCTGCCGGCGCGCCGGCTGGGCTACACCCAGAAGGCCACCGTCGGTGGTCACAAGGTCTACCTGCGCACCGGAGAATACAGCGACGGTCGCCTCGGCGAAATCTTCCTGGACATGCACAAGGAGGGTGCAGCGTTCCGGTCGGTGATGAACTCGTTCGCCATCGCGATCTCGCTCGGTCTGCAATACGGCGTGCCGCTTGAGGAGTTCGTGGAGGCGTTCACCTTCATGCGCTTCGAGCCCTCGGGCTTCGTCCAGGGGCACGACCGCATCAAGAGTGCGACGTCAGTTCTCGACTACGTATTCCGGGAGCTAGCCATTACCTACGATGGACGCAACGATCTCGCGCACATCAAGCAAGAGAGCGCTGTGACCGACGTCGGCCACACCGGGTACAGCGGAGACGCCTGCCCCGAGTGTGGAAACTTCACTATGGTTCGCAACGGCACCTGCATGAAATGTGAAACCTGCGGTGCAACAACAGGATGCTCGTGATGAGAATTGAATACGCATTGTGTGACCAGGACTGCCCGCTCAAGAACGAGTGCGGCGGTCATGTCCTCGCCCACCAACCGCTCGACCCCGAGCAGGAAATCTTGGGCAAGAACTCCTACGTCACGCTGAACGAGAACTGCTTCTATCGCCGGCCGTGGCCGGTTCCCATCCAGACGGAGCTGGCGCTCCCTGAGCCGGTGGCGCTCCTTGCTCCCTGATTGGGATCGACGCTTCCTGGGCCTCGCTGAAAACGTGGCCCAGTGGAGCAAGGACCCCTCGACGAAAGTCGGGGCGGTCATCGTGAGGAACGACAAGACTGTCGCCAGCATGGGCTACAATGGGTTCCCTCGGGGCTGCGACGACGACCCGAGCATTTACGAGGACCGAGAACTGAAGTATGCTCGCGTCGTCCATGCAGAAGCCAACGCCATCGTCACGGCGCGCGAACCCCTGCATGGCTACACCCTCTACGTCTGGCCGTTCATGCCCTGCACGACGTGCGCCGGGCTGATCATCCAATCAGGTATCCGTCGAGTCGTGTCACTCAAGAACGACAACCCCCGCTGGGAACAGGCATTCGCGAGGGCGCAGCTGATGTTCAGGGAGGCCGGTGTGATGCTCGATCTTTTGTCGGCAGACGAAGTAGAGGCGACACCTACTACCTAAAGCATCTGCTATCATCTGTCTGCTATGACTACCGCATGGCAGAAAGCCGAGACCGACTTTGAAGACGCTCTCGATGCGCTCGGCAAGAGCGCCTACTACCACAGGCTGACGGACGCCTCCGACATCAAAGGGCTGACAGGTCAGGTCTCCAACCAGGCCTGTCAGCCGTCGGACTACATCGTGGTAGTTCGTGGGGTCACCTACTTTGCTGAAGTTAAATCCACCAGTGATGCAACCGCTTTTCGCTTCTCACTTCTCCGGCCCAGCCAGTCTGCACATGCCTTGAGGATTACTCGGGCAGGTGGGCAGCATACAGTTTGGGTGAAGCACGTACCGAGCGCACGCTGGTTCAAGGTTCCCTACACGCAGATCGAAGCGACGAAGGCGGCTGGGAAGATGAGCATACCCTGGAAGGAGCTTACACCATGCACGCCATAATGGTCGATCTGGAAACCACCGGGACCTCGCCAGACCGCACTGGCATCCTGCAGATCGCCGCCGTTCCCTTCAATCTGGAGATGCGTGAGATCGGCCACGACATGTTCTGCCAATCAATGTGGCTTCCCCCTCATCGCTTTTGGTCAGAGGACACCAGGGGCTGGTGGTTGAGCCAGAACCAAGAGGTGTTCGCAAAGGTCACCGAGAATGCTTGGGCACCCGACGTGGTCATGCGCGATTTCGCCACCTGGGTCACCAACACGGTGGGTATTCTCGACGCCGAGTTCTGGGCGAAGCCCACAAGCTTTGATTTTCCATTCGTCAGCTCATACCTGAAGGACCTCGGCATCGCCAACCCCTTCAAATACTGGCTGGCCCGAGACGTCAACACCTTCATCTTCGCGAAGACCAACAAAGCCCCCAAGGAAACTTGGGACCAGATCGAGTTTGTTGGTGAGAAGCATAATGCCTTATGTGATTGCATTCATCAGATCAGAGGTCTGTTTCATGCGGCGAGCTGCTGACCCTCGTGGTTTAACGGTTGAAGAGATACGCCGGTTGTTCCGCTATGAACCAGAGACTGGTCACGTTTATTGGAGGGTGAAACGGTCGAACGTTGTTCGATTGGATAGACCTGCTGGTTGTCCAGACAATCATGGCTATCTGTCGGTTCGCATCAATAAGAAGCTTTACAAAGTTCATCACCTAGTTTGGGTTCTAACTAAAGGGGTATGGCCGACCAAGGAGATTGATCATTGGGATCGAGACACCTCTAATAATCGTGAGCATAACTTGAGGGAGGCAACGTCAGGTGAGCAAAAACTAAACCGTAATCCAAAGAACCAAACTGGTTACAAGGGTGTTCATAAAACTAGCTGGGGAAAATTCGAGAGTTACATTTGGTTGGATAAATCCAAGAAGCATTTAGGTTTCTACTATACAGCACACGAGGCTGCTACCATTTATGACTCCGTGGCATCTCGACACGGCATCCTCACCAACAGGGAGCTTGGTCGCCTATGACGACCTTCACTATCCTCGGAGACCAACACCTAGGCCGGCAGTTTGTGAACAACGTGCCATTACATCGCCGTGGTGACCGCGAGCGGATGCAGTGGGAAGCCTTCATCTCTGGGCTCGATCCCAAGGGAGCTGATGTTCACGTCAACGTCGGAGACGTCTTTGACAAGCCCATCGTCAGCTATGGCACCGTGTGGAAGGCGGCGCTCCACTACATGGATGTAGCGATCCGTCATCCGAAGACCATGTTCGTCGTCATCCGCGGCAATCATGATGCCGCTCGCGATCTGGAGATGGTCACAGCGTTCGACATCTTCACGAAGATCGTAGAGCGCTGCAACAACATCGAGATCGTCGACGATGTCTACATCCACGACGGTATGCTCTTCTGTGGCTGGCATCCAACCAACTCGGCGGCCGAGGTCGCCGCCTCTGCGGCCCGGTACGGCGTCAAGTGCCACGCCGCCTTCGGCCACTACGATGTCGATCCGCGCTCCGACCCATTCAACCTAGCTCCTATTCCCGAGTTGCGCGCACTCGGTGTTAAGGAACTGTACGTCGGGCACGACCACCTCAAGCGTGAGCTGATGATCGATGGCATGCCCGTCCACGTCGTCGGCTCCATGATCCCATTCTCTCATTCCGAGGACGCAAACGGCGATACCTACGTCACGCTAAGCCTCGACGAGGCGCGTGAGCGTGACGATCTCTACGACAAGTGCGTTCGCATCGACCTACAACCAGGGGAGGTTTTCTCCGAAGACATCGACTGTCTGCAGCTGCAGGTGCGCCGTGTCGAAGAGGAACGCGAGAGCATCGAAGTCGAGCTGGGCGAGTTCAACCTCAACACCATCTTCGACGACTGCATGGCCGAGGTGCCCGACGGCATCCGGGATCAAGTGAGGACCAGATGGGACAAAGCTTTCTCGCAGCAGCCATGAAGGTGCTGCTCGACATGCCACTCCTGGTGCAGCCGGAACGTGAAGTGATGAATGCGCTCCGCGTTGCGGCGGATGAGGAGCGGTACGATAAGCAGCTGCTGGCGTTCCGCATGAACCCGTTCACGAACATCATCCTCATCAACGTTATCACCAAGGGGCGGGCATCGGGCCTGACCCCAGTTCTGGAGAAGCTACGCGATGATATGGAAAACAGTCAAGGAGACGCCGAGCCACACGTACCAGCAGCACCGGTTGCTGAGGAAGCGGCGGCGTGTGGTGCCGAAGGCGGGTGAGGATCGCGCGCCCTTCCACATTGCATGGTTGAATGGCGGCGAGTTCCGCAAGACCCGGGAGACCAAGGCCTAATGATCACGCATCTCTCCTACCACGTACGCTTCAAGCAGACCGGCCGGGTGCTGGCGCAGTCGATTGACTTCGGCCAGGGCATGACCGCGATCATCGGCCCGAACGAGGCCGGCAAATCGTTCGTGGTGGAGATGATCCGCTACGCGTTCTTCGGCAGCGCCGCGCTCCGCGGCGTCGCCGACGACTACGATGAACTGAAGGTTAAGCTCGTCTGGAAGGACATCGAGATCGAGCGGACGCCGAAGGGCGGCAAGGTGAAGCGCGGCGGCGACACGCTGGCCGTCGGCACCAAGTCGATGAACGCCAAGGTCATCGAGCTGCTCGGCTTCGGCCTCGACGTCTTCGACGTCGGCATCGTCTGCAACCAGGGCGACGTCGAGCGGCTCGGCGCGATGAAGCCGGCCGAGCGCAAGGCAATGATCGACCGGGTGATCGGAGCGAGCCGGATCGAGGAGGTTCAGAAGTGGGCCGGCGAGCAGCAGTCGCTGCTGGTCCGCGAGGTCGCCGTGCTGGAGCGCGGGATGGTCGAGCCCGTCGCGCCGGTGAAGCCAGAGCGGTATCAGGATACCGCAGAGCTGGCGGCCGAGGTCGCTCGGCTTCGGGGCCTGAAGACCGAGCGAGACGAGCTGGTCGGCTGGCTAAGCCACACCCGCGTCGAGCCGGCATATCCGCCTTTGCTCGACTACCCACCGGAGCGGGTGATCCTCGAAGAGCTGGACGACGCCCGCTGGTATGAGGGCGAGGTCAAGCGCATCTCGGCGCTGACGGTGGTCGACTTCCACGTCGAGGCCGTCTCCCAGCACTGGGTCGACTACGTCCTCTGGAAACAGAAGGGCGAGTTCGAGCAGCGCCACCCCCGACCGTCGATCACCGAGGATGGCTACACCGCCGAGCTGGAGCTGCGGCGGCACAAGGACCTGTGGGAGGAGCTGAGCGCCAAGAGCGCCCGGCTAACCCTGCATCCCGTCGAGTGCCCCCACTGTCACGGCAGCTTCCAGCTTGAGCACGGCGAGCTGGCGAAGATCGACGCCGAGCTGGCTGGCATTGGCAAGCCGGGGCGCGAACCCAGCTCAAAGACCTGGGTAGCCGACCAGCGCCGCCGGCTCGACGATTGGACTCACAAGGACACGGTCGCGACCTGGGAACGGCTGAAGGACGCCGTCGAGACGACGCAGCCGGTCGTGACCCAGGCGCAGCTCGCCGCCGCCCAGCGCGGTGGCCACATCTCATCCACCGACCGCGACGAGATGCTGGCTGTCCTCCGCAAGCCGAGAAGGTCGGTTGCGGAGGCAGAGAAGCTGCTGGACGGGCTTCGTCGCTACCAGCTATCCAAGGAGGCCTACGCCAAGGAGAAGGCTGCCTACGACGTCTGGCTGGCCGAGCGAGTGGTCAAGGAGGCGAGGTTGAAGCCTCTCTTCCGCGTCGAGGCCGCGCTCGGCGAGAACGAGACGCTGCTCCGCGCCTGCGAGACCTACGACCGCGACCTCGCTACCTTCATGGCGACGAAGGCCGACTACGACGCGCGCCAGGCCGAGCTGGACCTGAAGCGCGCCGAGGTGATGGGCTGGAAGGACGCTCGGACTTCGCTCGGGGAAATCCGAACGAGGATCAAGACCTACCTGGTGCCGAGCCTCAGCAAGGTGGCCAGCTCGCTTCTGAACCAGATGACGGCGGGCCAGCGCTCGTCGATCCAGGTCGACGAGGACTTCGACGTGCTGGTCGACGGGCAGCGGCTGGAGACACTGTCGGGTTCCGGCAAAGCTGTGGCGAACCTCGCCTTGCGCATCGCCCTCGGTCAAGTCCTTACGAACAAGGTGGTGTCCTTGTTCGTCGGCGACGAGATCGACGCAAGCATGGACCCCGAAAGAGCCGAAGCAACGCATTCGTCTATCAGAAGTCTGCGAGGCCAAATCTTGCAGATCATACTGATCACGCACAAAATACCAGAGGCGGACACCACCATCACTCTGGGAACTACTACTTATGGATACGCAGCAGCCGCTGAAGCGGCCTGACTACCCGATGCCCGAGGACTTCAAAATCCTCGGGCGTCCTGAACTGAGTCACCGAGTTGTTGCAGTGAAAGTCTGCGGCGACCAATGGCCGACTAGGTTCCTATCCGCCCTGCACGCCGCGCGCCGCGCGTTCGACCGGGGCACCCACATGATGGCTCAGGGCAAACACCCTGACGGATGGATCATCCAATACCTGATCCCCCGCAAGCGTCCGCTCCGCAACCCGAGACCCTATTTCTCACGGAGCGTTATCCTATGAGCGAGACAGTCTATTCCGTCGCGATTGCGATGGGCCGCATCAACCGCTGGTGCGGGCGCGGTCACTTCGCCCTCTCGATTGCCCAGCACCAGACGGTGCTGAGCTACTACGTCCCGCCGCGCCTAGCGCGCGCCGCGCTCATCCACGACTTGTCGGAGTTCATCGTCGGTGAGGTTCCCTCTCCCGTGAAGCGGAAGTGCTACGACCTCAACCGGATCGAGGACCGCGTGCAGCGCGTCATCTTCGAGAAGTTCGACGTGCCGCACGAGAACCTCCTAGCGCTCCACAACTACGACGTCGCGATCCGCGTGGACGAAGCCAAGGCTCTTGGCCTCACACCGCCGGCCGGCGAAGGCCTCGGCGCGGTGATCGACGAGATGACGGCGCTGGAAGCCAGCAACGCCTGGCTCGAACGCTACATGGTTCTGTTCGACGAGCCGGGCGATCCGGCCGAGCAGACGATGGAAGAACTCAGGAAGGCTGCGTGACCATGACCCTGCATCCCAGCCAGAACGAGTACAGCCTCGCCGTCGCGGTGGGCCTGACACCCAAGACCGACGCGCTCCGCTACAATGCCGGCAAGATCATGCTGAGCCTCGTGCCCTCGTCGCTCGTGCGCTACGTCGGCGCGGTGCTGACCTACGGCGCGGAGAAGTACGCGCCGCACAACTGGCGCAAGGGCTTCCCTTGGTCGTCGATCACCGACAGTCTGGAGCGCCACCTAGCGGCGTGGAAGGAAGGGGAGGAGATCGACCCGGAGAGCGGCCTGCCGCACCTGGCGCACGTCGCCTGCAACGCGGCTTTCTTGATCGAGCACTTCGACGCTGGCCTAGGAGTCGATGACCGCGTCAGGGTTCCGACAGAACGGCGGCAGTTGAAGTGGAACGCGCCGCCGCCAAAGCAGTGATCTCGGCGCGCAGCGAATGTATCTCAGCCGTCAAGGCTGAGATTTTCTCTTCGTAGTTCGCGGATAGATGTGCGATGCGATCTTCATGTTCCTGCGACATCGACTCGATGCGCCGCTCGTAGGCGGCAGTCATCGTGGCGATGTAGTCTTTGTAGCCGGCAAGCGCCGCCTCGACCGCGCTGTTGGCGGCCTCCTGAAGCTGGATAGTCTTGGGCTTGTTGCCCATCACGCCGCGGATCATGACGCCGACCACACTCAGTGCGGCAGCGCCAATTAAGCCGATTGCGCCCCACGCCGTGGACGGCATATCTTGCATCGGCATCACTCCTTCGGAAGCGTCAGCGGCGCTCCGATCTTCTCGTCGTACTCCTTGCGGATACGCGCGATGATCCACTCGCTGTTGGAGATGCCCTCAAGCTTCGCCAGCGCCTTCACGCGCTCGCGATCTTCCGGGGTGCCATATGCGATGATGCCGAGTGACTTTGCCATGTGCTAAATGTGTCCTCGCGCACCGGACCAACCACCACGAATAGGGTTGTATCCAGGTATGACTTTGATGGGCTTCAATCCCAAACCTGCTTTGTCCAGCAGGTACTGAAGAGCCTCAAGAGCGAAGCCCACCTCCTCGGCGGTGATCGCCACCGGAGGGAATGCCGCCGCAATGAGACTGGCTGCCTTCTCGTCGAGGTCGAGGACCGTGTCGACGGTCGCCTTCCCCTCGATCAGCTCGATCAGATCGGTGAGCGGAAAGGCAGTGAGGAACTTGGAGAGCGCGCCGAGCTTGGTTCCCGTCACCACGGGGGAGACGGGAGTCGTCGTGATGACGGCGCTGATCAGGGCCTTCGCCAGGTTGAGGACGAAATCGGTCAGCGCCGCCATTGTCTTGGCCCTTACTTCACGGCGGGAGCGGCCGGAGTCAACGGGAGGAAGTGCGTGTAGGCGGCGACGGCGAGCGCCGCGGCGGCCTGAAGCGGCCCGGCCCACGCGCCGAGGCTGGAATAGTCCGCACCGGAGAGAGTGGTAACGGCTGAACCGGCGGCGGCGATGCCGATCTGAGCGCCGAGGTGAAGCCAGAAGCTGGATTTCATGGAGAGGTCCTCTTGGGAGATTGCTGCAACACCGAGCACATGGGGACCAATCGACTTCACGTCGATAGCATAGTTGGCCATACTATGATCGGCTATCCAGTCCCCCGTACTCGTTCCGACTACTGTCTTCGGACTACCATGAGTGAATGGCGGTTTGGTTGGCACCGTAGGAACGATGTCGCCATTACGTGCGAAGCGCGCCACCTCTTGCCCCTTGGCGAGCAGACTGCGAAACCAGGGATTGAGAAAGCCTGAGCGTGGCTCGCCGAACGTCACGAGCCGGAACTTGACGCCCGGCCGCTCGTAGGCGTGGATCGCCGCAGTGCAGGCAGCCAGCGCGCCGCCCAGTGAGTGGCCGAGGAACGTCACCAGGCGGTCGGTTGGAAGGGTGGGGGCCAGCTTGTCCCACGCGGCGCGCGCGCCACCACCGAAGCCACTGTGCAGTGGGCCGACGCCCTTGACCCAGATGGGTAGGGCGGAGAAGTCGCGGAGCCAGTCGAGCACCTCGGTCGGATGCGTGCCGGGGAACACGACGATGATCTCGTCGTCGAACGGCAGCACCTGGTAGTGGACGTCGAGATCGACCGTCGCCGTATAGGTCGCGGTGTAGGCCGCCGCCGCGAGCTGGGAGAGATCGTAGTAGGATTTCATAGGAAGTGGACCGCAATATCGAGCATGATGCAGATGCCGGTGAGGCAGAGACCGCCCTTGAAAAGCTCCGCTCCGTCACGCGTGGCGTCGTCGCCGGCATCGCCGTCGGCCATGCCCCCCGCCAACATGTCGAGGAAACCGAAGCCGGCGATGAGTAGGCCGATGAAGCCGATGAGAGCGAGAATGGAGTCGATCATCTGAAGAACCTCTGAACTATGATGGTGGTCGCAGCTCCGGCGAGGGAAATGACAACGAACGCGAGCAGCGGGCCGTTCACTCGCAGCGGGTCGACGAGAGCGGCAATCGCGGTCACAGCTGAGTTCCCACCCAGACGTCGACCCGCGGCCCGATGTCGAGCCGACGTTCGAGCGCGCCAGCTGCGCTGGCCCTCTCGAAGTCGACGACGAAGGCACGGTTCGCGTCGTGGAAGTTGGTCGCCGCATCCAGCTCTTCGCTGACCTTGGCGTAGGGCTTCGTGCTGAGCAGATAGACCAGAGCATCGGTCTGAGCCGCCAGGTCCATGTTCGTGCGGATGTCGATATTGACGCCCGCCAGGATCACCTTTCCGCCGAAGGCGAACTTGATCTGCCAGGGACCAAAGCTCTGACCGTTGTCGCCCACCGCGTGAGGCTGCCACGCGGCCTCGCCCAGGCTGCTGACGAGCGCCGCGACGATCCACGGGTTCGACTTCTTGTGGAAGCGTAGCCGGTCCCTGATCTGACGCGCGCGGTTCCACGCGGAGTTCGTGAAGGGGGGAACCCAGATAGGAGTCATCACTTCACCACCTTGTCGAGAGCTGCCCAGGACTCGGGGCCGACCATGCCGTCGACCCACTTGCAGCCGTGGGATTTCTGGAAAGCTTCGAGTGCTTCTCTCGTCTCGTCGCCGAACTTGCCGTCGACCTCGACGCTCGCACCAGCCCGGTTGAGCTTCCACTGCAGGTCCATCACTGAGTGTGCCGGGTAGCCAGAGGAGGTCGGATGACCGCCGAGTTTGTCAACCGGCTCGCAGCGCGCCGCGCCTCCATGACCCGGTTCCTGCGGGACGGCCGGCGGCAGCGTCGCCGCGTGCGGGCCGGGCGCACCGTGAAGAGCGAAGTCGGGCAGGGGGCCGTCGCCGAATGCGTCGTAGGCCTCCTTGATGTAGCCTAGAAGCTTCTCCCAGGTGGCGTCGCCGACGCCACAGAGATCGACGTGGCCACCACCCTCGATCCCCAGATCGTGGTGCGTGCAGACGCCGCGACCCTGGCCGCCCTTGGCCCAGGTCGGCGGGATGCCATAGGCTCGGCAGAGCCAGGCGGTCGCCAGCGCCAGGCCGCGCATGGTCTCTTCGGTCATGCCGTCGGCGGTGTGGCCTTCGGTCTCGATGGAGACGCCGTTGGAGTTGTAGGCGCACTGCGCCCACGCCTTGTACTGCAGCGGCACCAGCTGGATGAAGAACTTGCCATCCTTCCTCATGCAGAGGTGGGCCGACGCCTTGACCGCGGGGTTGCAGAGCCAAGCCGCTGAGCCGAGCAGACCCCCCTCCATCATGTGGAGGATGATGAGGTCGTGGTGGATGTTCACCGCCGTGTAGTTGGGCGTCGGCGTCTGCTGGACGGGGGGCATGGTGATGGACATGGGGGCCTCATTGGTTGGAGGAGTTGCGTCAGGCCCCGACAGCCGCCCAGAGGTATCGAGCCAAAGCCTGACCAGCCATCACGTTCCACGCGGGCGTGTTGTGCGGGGAGTTGCCAAGGTAAATGTCGGCGTTTCCGCAATAGGACAGAGCCGGGTCTGTGCCGCCATCCAGAGCGAAGAACTGCGCCGTCGCCGTCACGCCGCCGGTGAGGCCGCCGGTCCAGGAGACGGCGGTCCCGCCCTGCGTAAACGCCACCCCGGTCCTCGTCTCGCCGTCCGAAAATACAATCGTGCCATTTGACACGACATACCCGACATAGCCGCCGCCGGAGTTGTTGAGCGAGACGCCCGACGCGCTGACCGTGTGGTCGATTGTTGCAGACGTAGCGCCTGTCAACAAAGACCCCGTGAACACGAGCGTACCGGAATAGGGATACCCGAACGAGCCCTTTCCGCGCACCCAACCCGTTCGATAGGTCGCCCAGTTGGCGCTCAACGCAGTCGGCGTGCCTGAAGACGCCGTCCACGAAACGGCGGTCGAGCCGTTCGTCATCGTGACGCCATCGGCAATCGTGCCGTCGGCGAAGATCAGTTTGTAAGTTCCCGCGACCGTCGTCCCGAGGAAGTTCGATGCAAGCGTCGCGCTGCTCGCGCCCACGCTCGCGAAGGTCAGAGGCGCGGCATAGCTTGACGCCGACGAGCCGTTGCCGCGCTGCCAGTTTCCTGTCGCCGTATCGATGAACAGATCAACCTGCGGCGCGAAGCTCTGCAATATCTGATGCACTTGCTTAAATGTCGTGCTCCAGTATGCGTAACCGTTGCCGAACATGATGCCGGACAGAACGATGAATGCGTTCGGCCACGTCGCCCGGACCAGCGAAATGCAGGCTTGCACCGCCGCCGCCAAGCCGGTCGTCCCGTCGTTCACGCTGCCTTGTATGAACACAACGTCGGGCTGCAATCGCTGCCACATCGGCGACGGGCCGTTCGTAAAGCACACGATGGCGTTGATGAGCCTGTTTATGTAGGTCGTCTTCGACCCGCCTGGATTGGTTACAAACCCCGTCCCTCCCTGCGCATCGGCCCAAAAGTCCGGGGCGTTGAGCATAGTCGACAGCATGTTCGGGAAGGTGTCGAGAGGGTAATTCTGATACGGCATATACTGATAGCCGACAGTGAGCTGCGCCCCGTTGCCGTCCTGATACGAGTCGCCGATCGACAGGACTTGCAGACCGTGCGGCTCGCTCGACGCCTGAATGGTGTCGTTTGTTCCGATAACGACGCCCGCGAACGCTCCGGTGTTGGCGCACTTGACGCGGATCAAATGGCGCGACGCCGGGCCTGTCCAAGTCAGTATTTGGTTGATGTAGCTGCCCGCCCCTGACGTGGCCCCTATGGCACTAGCCACCTGAATCATGGCTCCCGAGGCCGTTGGGGTCTGCAACACGCCGTCTACGAATATCTGCCACAACTGGACGAAGCTGGGCGATGTGCTGTTCGCCCCGATCCGAAATATCAGTTCGATCTGCGCCGACGTGACCTCGAACTCGTAAGAATATACATAGCTTCCGCCAGTGTACGCAGTCGCCGATCCCTGGTAGCCGTTTTCGGTGGTGGCGCATTGCACGTTTCCGCTGACATAGGTCGGCGTCCAACCGTAGTTGGTGAATGCAGCGCGGTTGTGCGTCCCGATGGTATCCAGAAACACCGGGACGATGAACCCGTTTACGACCGATTTGACAGCCGGCGGGGCCGAATAGGTAGACGAATAGGCGACGGCCGGCGGGTCGTTGGCCGCGTTCGCGATGACGTTGCCGGTCTGCGCCGTCCCGACGACGGTCGGGTTGGGGTACGTCTCGTAAGCCGAGGGCCTCGCGGACGCGAGCAACAGCGACTCCAGGCCGCGCCGCTGCACCGCCTTGACGCCGACTTTTGTGGTGGTTACGGATGGTGCAAGAAGCTTACCATAAACATCGGTGAAGTTGGCATTAATTTTGACGCCAGCGGCGTTCAGCGTGTCGCCCGTGTGGTCACCTGGAGTCGTGCCGACATTGATGGTTTGCTGGGTCATGTTAGTTGCTGTCCATCGTTATTGTGTTGGAGTCCATAGTGGCGATGTTCGAGTCCATCGTCGTGGATACAGCCGCAGACACGACTACGGAAAGACCCGAGAGAGTCGCCGATCCCGAGGAGTCCGTGACGGTGATCGAGAAGGTAGAAGTGCCGGCGGTCGTCGGCGTGCCGCTGACTGCGCCGGTGGTCGAGGAGAGCGAGAGACCCACGGGCAGCGCGCCGCTGGAGAGCGTGTAGGTCTTCGTGCCCGAGCCATTGGCGACGGTAGGCATCCAGGTGTAGGCCGTTCCCACAGTGGCGGCCGAGGGAGCGCCGGAGATCGACACCAAGATGATGGCGGGGGCGACTGTGATCGTCGCGCCAGTGAGCGTGGCGCTGCCGGAGCTGTCGGTGACGGTGATGCTGAAGGTCGAAGTGCCGGCGGTCGTCGGCGTGCCGCTGACTGCGCCGGTGGTCGAGGAGAGCGAGAGACCCACGGGCAGCGCGCCGCTGGAGAGCGTGTAGGTCTTCGTGCCCGAGCCATTGGCGACGGTAGGCATCCAGGTGTAGGCCGTTCCCACAGTGGCGGCCGAGGGAGCGCCGGAGATCGATACTGGGATGACCGTCGCGGATACCTGGCCCGGCCCCATCGGCCAACCAAGAGAGATACCGTAGTGGACGGGGAGGACCACGGGCCGCGCCTCTAGGAGATGCTGGCGCTGAGGGACGTGGGCGTGCCCGTGATGAGCACACGGACGCTGGCATTGGCTCCGATGACGACGCCAATGCTCCCATCAGCGGTGAGCGGCGTGCCAACGTTCAGATATTTGACGCCATCGGGGGCGAGCACTTGCAGCTGGGCTGAGGCCCCGTTCCATGTCGTCGCAACGGCAGCGAAGATGTAGCTGCCACCCGGGGCGCCCGTGACCACAGCGGTCGCCCCGGTGACGCTGACGTTGTTGGCGAGGCTGATAGCGGCGGCAGCGCCGCCACCGCTGGTCGGCGCACCTGTGGATGGATCGAGCAGGACAACTGCAGTCGCGAACGGCCCCGTGCCGACGCCGGAGAGATCGACCTTCGCGGCGTTGACCGGGAGCTGCGGGTGCGCCCCTGGGACTTGTTTGGTGACGAGCGGCAGCGTCATTTACGATCCTCTGGCACACCCAGAGGATGGGGATCGCTATCGCGGTCTTAAATCATGACCTCACCTTACCTCTACGAAGGCTACTACTTCACCTAGTGAGATGATGGTTCGCTTAACACGATGGCTCCAGTTGCCACTTAGCATGTGGACTCCACGATGATCGCGGCCCTCGTAGAAGCCGACGTGATGCCTCATCACGATCAGGTCGCCGGGCTTCGGCGACTGGGTGCGAGGTCCGTAGTGCAGGGCGGACATGGCCATATCACTCGGCAGCGGCGCGCGTCCCTCACGCTGCAAGATGAACGAGACGAAGCGCGCGCACCAGTTCGAGCGCATGCCTGTTGGGTTCCCACCCAGGAAGTGGGCGGCCTCAGCCACAATGGGCGTGGTGTCTCCCTGTGTCATGGGGAGAGCGTGCGCCGATGACGTAGCAAGTAGAAAGGCAAACAGGATGCGTTTCAAATCGTCGTCTCCTTATGATACAGGAGACGACTTAGTGCCTGCTCGTCATCCGACGAGTGGCAATCAAACTATGTCTACGGGACGAATACCGATGAGGCCTGCGTGATGAGCGCAGTGATCTGATCCGCAGTTAGGCCGATCTGCTCACCGAGTGATAGCAGCGTCGTCGAGTTGGCTGGGATGGTGTTCGTCCCATGCTGGAAGAAGGCGGTGACGGCTGGGTTGTTGAGCGTGGTGATGTTGGCCTGGATGGCAGTCCACTGCGCCACCGTCATCACCGACTGCAGCTGCCAGAGCTGGCAGCTCGGCGTCGGCGCGGGCGGCGCGACATAGGGTGTGGCCGCGATCCCAGATGCCAGATAGGCTTGGTAGTCCCGGTTCGCGGGATCGACGGGGATGAAGGCCTGATCGGAGCCACGAATAAGGCTACCGCTTGCAGTGAAGGCATAGGTGTCAGTCGTAGTCATCAGAGTCTCGCATCACTGGTCCAATGGAAATTCACTTGCGCACACGTCGCGATAGCTACGTTATTCACCTGGGCGAACATGCCTACTGTGTCGGAGACCTGAGTTACTGCTGACACGTCACCAACGCCATTGGTGTAGAATTTCCCAACAGCGCCGGTGTTAATGGAATATAGTTTGACGGTTGGATTTGTACGCTTGCGGGTTTTGTATGGAACATATAGTGCGGCAAAATTGGTCGCCGTATAGACTATCATTCCTGTCGACGAAGCAACGACCGTACCTGGTGCAACCCCCGGGGCGTAGCTTGTTTCAAAGTAACGCTCGCTATCGCTCCACTCCTGGCTGATCGGCTTAGATGCGAAAGAGTTCGCGGTGGTGCCCTTTTCCAACTGTACTCCACCAATTTGAATGTTGACGTTAGCTGATGCAGCAGCCTGCTGGAAATAGATCACAAGCGAGGCACCTAAGTTCGCATTGGCGGTCGCTGCTGCAGATAACGAAACAGTTACTCGATTTACACCCGGTTGTATAGTGACACTACTCTGTGGGTTATTGTTTGAGAATGTACCATTATCAATGGCTGTATTAGTGACTATGCCTACTATGCAACTTAGCGTCCCCGCACTCGTGGTTGCAATCAAATCAAACGAAAGCGCACAAGGCTCTCCAGCGAGGTCGGCGAGAGCAGAAGCCTCAAAGCGTTGATAGAAGCCAAAGGCACCGCCAATAGCGACACCCGTGGCTACTACCGCTATACCATAGGTGCTTGAGAAGAGGGCATGTGTTATGCGCGAGACGCTGGCATTGACACCCGTAGTCCAATTACCGATGAGCCACTGCGCAGCAGTATAGGACTGCAAACCGCTGGCAAGCGAGAATGAAGTGCCCTCCGGCCAGATGTCGAAGCCACCGTTGATGATGCGGTTCTTCTGCCAATCAGCGGGTGCGGCGGCTCCCTGTGGGAACGAGACGACGCCCGTCGTCTTGTCAGCTTGGATCGCCGCGAGCAGCGCGCCGTCGGCAGTCCCCGTCGGGCCGACGGCGAGGGTCGGCTTGCCAGTGAGGTTCTTGATCTTGATGCGTGCGGTGCTATCGTCGAAGGTGCGCGACAGGTCGGGGAGAATGTCGGTCCCCATGTTGTTCAGGTCAGTGACCGCCTTCGCGAGCGAGCCCGTCGCCGGAAATGATAGGCGAACAATGGAGTAGGCCACACCGGACTGATTGGTGTAGGGCCAAGGGCTCATCAGTACGAGATCGTTGGCGTCCGTTACGCTCGCGATCATCACCGCACCGACACCGGCGACCGTGAAAAAGTCACCGCGGCCGGCGACCCATAGGGTAGCGCCCGTCGTCGGGTCGACCGAGGTCAGCGTTGCGCCGACAAAGCTGACGGAGGTCGATCCGTTCACCACAGTAGCGGTGCCAGCCTGCCAATCGGGGAGGCCCGAACGTCCGTAGATATTGCTCATGAGAGTTCACCTAGTGCTGCTACGTCCCATCATCAATTATGATGCTAGGACTCGAACCAAACGACTGGGTCATGTACGGTTGTCCGTTACCACCAACGCCCGATGACTTGAGAGTAGAGGTCACGTTAGTCACTGCATTGAGTGTCAGCGTGCCATCACCGTTCGAGGAGAACATCTTGTGCTGATTGCTTCCAGATTGGATAATGAATGAGGCGGTATCGAATACGACCTGGGAGAAACCTGTCCCAGCTTGGATGGTCATACCAGCGCTTTGGAAGCCGCCGCCATTCATGGTCACGGACACGTTCAGCACGTAGGCGGCAGTGACACCCGTCACATCCGATGAGGTAGTGGCGAACTGGATGTTTCCGTTGGCCGTGCCGGCGTTCGACCCAGACTGCAGAGTGCTGATCTGCCCTGCGAACGTGCCGTTCGTTGTCGCCTGTGTGGTCTGGTAGTCATTGACGCTAGCCGTTAGATTGCTGACGTCTGTATTAGTCGTTCCCAGATTATTGTTGAGCGTGGTATAACTGCTGTTGAGCGAGGTAATAGATGCCGCTGTCGTGTTGTTGATAGTAGTCTGGGTGGCAACCTGGTTCGAGTAAGTCGAATAGTTTCCGTTGACCGTTGCCGTTAGAGCTGTGATCTGGTTGGCTAGCGATGTGTTCTCGGTGCCTTGGGTCGTAACGAAGTTCTGATAAGTCGAATAGTTTCCGTTGACCGTCGCCGTGAGAGAGGTGATCGCTGCCGTCTGTGCGGCGTCAGTCGCCGCCTGCGTCGTGACTTGGTTCTGATAAGTTACATAGTTACTGTTGACCGTCGCCGTGAGAGAAGTGATGAGGGCCGTCTGTGCGGCGTCAGTAGCCGCCTGCGTCGTGACTTGGTTCTGATAAGTCGCATAGTTACTATCAACTGTTGAGGCGAGCGCAGTAGTCGCTGCCGTCTGGGCAGCATCGATTGTTGCTTGTTGTACGACCTGGTTCGTAAACGTTGTATAGTTGCTGTTTACTATCGCGGTGAGCGAGGTAAGTGCTGTCGTTTGTGCAGCGTCTGTGGTCGCTTGGGTTGCAACAAAGTTCTGGTAAGTCGCAAAGTTGTTGCCAATCTGCGCCGACAGAATTGTTGAAAGGCTCGCAAGCGCAGCTGTCGTGGAGGTAGTGGTTTGCTGTAGCTGCGAAATACCTGCAAGCGCCGTTGCTGAATTGATTTGCTGCTGCCGGTTTACGTTGCCGTTTAGAACAGCGTTCAGGAAGTCCGTCGCCTCTGCGGCGTCGGAGGTGTAACCGGTCACTGAGGACAGGCTGTCGACCTTCGTGGAGGTCGCCGAGTTGGTCGTTGCCTGCGTGGCCTCATAGTTGGTCAGCTGCGCCAGGTTGTTACCGATCTGCGCCGTCAGGGTGGTCTGTATCGACATCAGCGCGTTGGCTGTCGTCGTAACCTGCTGCTGCACCTGGTAGATACTGTTGGCCGCCGCGGCTGCATTACTCAATGATACGTTGTTGGTATTTTTCAGGGCCACAAGCGATGCCGCGAGTGTAGCCTCTTCGGAGTCGGCAGCGGTGTTCAGGTTCGTAATAACCGTTGTCAGCTGGAGGGGGGTAAGCGACGACGGGTTCAGGATCAGACCCTGGACCGTGCTGTCGATCTGCTGCAGGGTGACGAACGCGCTCTGACCTGTGCAGGAGACCGTGGTCGTCGCACCCAGTGTGCCATCGAAGTTATCGTAGCAGCCGACCGAGTAGTACATCGTCACGCCGGAGGCGAGTGGCTGATTGATCAGCATGTCGGGGCCGGTATAGACTAGGTTGCCGGCGATGAGTGGCGGGGGGTTAGTGGTCGACGCGTAGACGCGGCTCCCGGCGACGTCCTTGACCACCGGCAGCGTCCACGAGATACCCGAGGAGAAGTTGATCGCTGTCGCCGTGACGTTGGTCGGTGGGCCTGGCACGGGGTTGTTGCAGCTCATCCCGAGGGGGATCGAGGTGTTGCCCTGCGTGTCGACGGCGACCAGAGCTATATTGAAGCTACGGCTGGGAGTGCCCGCGCCATCCGTCGTGTTGTCGGCGTAGGCATAGGTCCAGCTCGTCGCGCTCGCCAGCAGTGAGACGGAACGGATCGTCGCGCCGGTGTTCACGTTGAGGACGGAGATCGTGTAGCCGTAGAGGTGTGGGTCCTGGCTGGCCGTCCAGGTGAAGGTCGGGCTCTGCTCGTTGAAGGTGCCGCTCGTTCCCTCGTTCAGGATCGAGAGGTTGGTCGGACCAGTGACCGTGCGGACCACACCACCGACGACAAACTCTATCTGCGCCGGCAGGCTCTCGAAGCCGTTGATGTTCTCGGCTGTGACACCAAAGAGGTAGGCACCGGCCGGGACGTTCTGGTACAGGTAGTTGATCTGGCCATTGCCAACCGCGGCCAGCTCGCTCGATGCACTGCCGTTGAACGCACTGTAGATATTCACCTGCTTGATGAGTGGGGTGACCGAGGGCTTCCACGCAATCAGCAAGTCCTGCTGACCCGGCGTGTTGATCTGCGCCGTTACGGTCAGGTCCGTCACCTGAGAGATCGAGTTGCCTGTCGTGGTGCCAGTGCTCACCGTGGATGGCAGGCTGATCGTTCCGTCAACATAGGCCCACTTCGAGCGGTTGATCTCTATAGCTGAGATCGAGACCCGGTCGGGGTCACCCTCCGCCTCGTCGATGCTCGTGATGCGGAATGCCTTGGGATTGCCCAGCGGGTCGCCGGTATTGGTTAGGGTGAAGGCGGCGAAGTCGGGCAGGGTGGGCAGCGCGCTCGCCGCCGTCAACTGGGTGACGGTGCCGGCTGCTGTGGTGATGGGACTCTGCCATAGGGTGTAGCCCCCAGCGCCGTCGGGGATTTGGAACGTTAGGGTGTAGACGATGCCGGTCTGCAGCGTCACAGCGTTGCGCAGATGCACCGTGGTGGAGTTGACCACCGAGGAGATGCGCCCCGTCACCCCTAAGCCCGAAGTCGGGTCGGAGACGTAGATGACTTCGTAGGGCGAGAGGTAGAGGCCGGAGCGGTTGGTCTTGAAGTCGACGATGGTGTTTTCGGTCGTGGCGCAGATCAGCCGCAGCCGGGCGCGCTTGTAGGCCTCCGTCTCGTCGATGCAGCCGGCGGCGACGAAGTCCTCGGTGTTCCGACCATAGGCGGCGACGGACACCGTGTCCGTCACTCGGCGGCGATTGGTGATCCAGTTCTGGTCCGGGTCCACATAGCTGACGATGAAGTCGTTCTTCCTCGCCGTGATGTCCGTGCGTGAATATGTGAAGAGGCCGTCGGCCACATTATCGGGCGTGAACAGAGCGACGACAGGATCGGTGTCGTCGTCGAACAGGATCAGGCCGGTGCCGTCTCCGTGCTCAACATAGAAGCCACCGGCCGTGCCGAGGATGACGTTGATCGCCTCGCTGATGCTGCGCGCCTCGGCGATCAGTTCGTTGTAGGTGAAGCCGTGCGTGTCGCAGTGCTGGCCGAAGGCGTAGACCGTGTCGGGGTCGACCGTCGCTGGGTAGTAGGCGTTGAGGCCATACCTGGTGTTGGTGATCAGGTCCTGGGCGACATAGGCCGTGTTGTTGCTGTAGGCGAGCTTCCAAGTTCCATCCCAGATGCCGGTGTAGGTGCGCGCCACTGGGTCGTAGTTCGTCGGGACCTGGATGATACGGCCTTCCAGGTCCTGGGTTATGACGGGCATCTGCGAGAACTGATCGGTCGCGCGAATGGAGGCGTAGAGGACCGCGAGGCCCTCGAAGGAGATCGGGTCGTTCCGCAGCTCGACGAAGCTGTCGAACGTCATGTTGCAGACGTAGGACGTCGTGTTCTCACCGCTGAGCTTCGTCACGCGGACGTCGTAGTAGTCGGCGATCCGCGCGACGGGGATGCGGTACTCGGCGATATAGCCGCCCGATGTCTGACCGTTGATGTTGATCACGCCAGGCGTCGAGGGACCTGGGTAGGACCAGTTGATGTTGGTTGCCCAGCCTGTCGTGTTGTAGATGTATGACTGGGGTAGGTTATTGTTGTTGGTATCGGCGACGATGACCCATAGGTCGTTCGTGGTAAAGCCCGATGGTGGTGACGTGTTGGTGGGAGCGATATAGGCATGGACCGTACCGATGGTCTCGGTCCAAGTGTAGTAGGGGATGCCGCCAGCTGGGGTCGTGTAGGTCAAGCCAGTAGGGGCGGACCAGGTGGTCGTATCCGCCTGCAATACCTTGGGAGTGTAGGCACTCGACGAGTTGAACCACACCGCACCGACCGTCACGCTCGTCGGTTGCGTCGGCTGTATCCAGGTCTCCCGGTAGTTGTTGGCAGTCTGCGTGCC